CGTGCCATCGCGCAGCGGAACCATCGTGCCGAATGGCGCTGGCGGCGGCGTGACCGTCATCCAGAACAACACTTTCGGCAACGGCGTCAGCCGGGCTGAGATCAACGCCATGATGCCGAAGATTGTTGAAGTAACAAAAGCAGCCGTTATGGACGCCAAAAGGCGCGGCGGCTCTTATGGAAGGGCAATGGCATAATGTCTGTAATTTACCCGCTCGCACTGCCGACGCACACTGGAATAAGGAGCGTAGAAATACGCGCCGTGAACGCTGTCGCTTACTCTCGCAGCCCATTTACTTTTGCTGGGCAAGCACACGCATATCCCGGCCAGATGTGGCAGGCTGACATTACTTTGCCGCCCATGCGGAGGGTGGACGCGGAGAGATGGGTTGCGTGGCTTGTCAGCCTGCGTGGGCAGTTCGGCACATTCCTGCTGGGCGATCCGTCATGCTCAACTCCGCAAGGGTCGGCAGGCGGCACTCCTTTGGTCAATGGCGCAGCGCAAACTGGCAATTTGATAAACATTGATGGCTGCACTCCAAGTCAAACAGGATGGCTGAAGGCTGGCGATTATGTTCAGTTTGGCTCTGGTTCTTCATCGAGCCTTCACAAAGTTTTGGAAGATGTGAATAGCGATGCCTCTGGCAATGTCACGCTTGAACTTTGGCCGAGTGTTCGAACGGCACCAGCCGATAATTCAACAGTTGTCACATCAAGCGCAAAAGGTCTATTTAGGCTTTCGTCAAACGAGCAATCATGGTCTGTTAATGAAGCGCTGATCTACGGCATGACGTTTGGTGCAGTGGAGGCGTTCTAATGGCCAGAGACAACGCTGAAATTGTAGCTGCACTCAGCCGAGACAGCGTTGAAATCTTTAACGCCGTTGAAATTATTTTGGACAATCATACGCTAAGGTTTTGGACCGGATTTGGTAAACGTGCGCTTGGCTCCCCCATTCCCGCAGGCCAAATCCAGCTTGGCGATGAATATATAATCACAACGGTTGGGGACACTGATTTTACGCTAATCGGCGCAGCGGCAAATGTTGCTGGCACTGTTTTCTACGCCACTGACAGGGCTGTCGGGACTGGCACTGTGTCCAAAGTCTACACTGGCGCTGGTCAGCTTATGGCAATCAGTGGCTTAACAGAAGTATCTGATTTAAGCGCACAGAGCGCAAATCTTACTTTCAGCGGCATCCCATCGGATATTGTTGGTTTGGCGCTCAGGGAGCCTTATCAGCGGCGCGAGTGCAAAATATATTTTGGCATTGCGTCAACTGACTGGATTTTGCAATTTGGATCGTGGGATGACACTGGTGTCTGGATTGACACATCAGAGTGGAACGACGGACCTCCCGACATTGATGCGGCTGACTTGTATTATGCCACCACTGAAATATTCAGCGGCGAGATGGACACAATCGACATTACAGACAGCCCGGATAGCAGTATTATACAATTGTCTGTTGCCAGCAGGCTAATTAAGTTGGATCGCCCCAATGTTCGCCGCTATACTGCCGAGAACCACAAATCGCGGCATCCCAATGACACATTTTTTGACACACTGGCATCTCTTCAGGATGTTAGCATAATTTGGGGCAGAGCCGTATGAACACTGAAGCTCTGAACGAATACCTAGACAGCAAGCGTCATTCAGAATTTGTCTGGGGTAAGAATGATTGCCTAACTTTCAGCAACGATGCCTTCCATGCAATGTATGGTCAGGGATGGTGTGACGATTGGCTCGGACGCTACATGCGCGGGAAAAATCTTGTAACCAACGAGCAGCTAAAAGTTGAGTTCGGTTTCAATAGTCTCGAAGAGGGCTTGGCTACCAAGCTGAAAAAGATTGAATATGTCCCGCCGCGTGGCGCGTTGGTCACAATGAAGGCATCACGCAGATTTCTTCTGGGCCAATCTTTTGGTATAAGTGACGGCACGCGGGCCGTATTCCTGATGAACAAGGGTCTTCTTTACCACCCGATTCAAAACATCTCCGGCGCATGGGTGAAAGAATGAGACAATTTCCGCTAATGCCGGGTCTTAATGCAAATGGATGGGATCGCGTTCCGCGTGACCCCTTAACAGTTGGCACTGCAATTTTTAATGCGATAGGTATAACCGGAACAGGAACCGCTTTCACTTTCGCCACTTATGCCGCTGGCTATTTAGCTACAACAGCATTAACTGCACTTGCGCTCAATGCGCTTGCGCCCGACTTGGGCCGCGACTCTTCGCAAGGTTTGCAGGCAAACATCCGTGAGCCAGACGCGCCACAACAATATATATATGGTCAGGTCCGCAAAGGCGGCGTGATTAGCCATATCAAAACCGCTGGTTCTAACAATAAATTCTTATATCTGGTTATTGTCATTGCGGGCCATCCTGTTGAAGAGATTGGCGACATTTATATCAACGACGAGATTGTATCCTTGGACGAAAATGGTTTGGTTTCTGGAGACATTTGGAAGAGCAAGATTAAGATAGAGAAGAACACTGGTAACGAGACTGTCGGACCAATCGCACAAGAAGCCTTTGCGCCAAACGAAATCCCGACAGGCGCAGACTTGGCATACATAACTGTTCGACTTTCGTTCGACAAATCTGTCTTCGCCAACGGCATTCCCAACTTTACTGCGGTGGTCAAAGGCAAAAAGGTTTACGACCCTCGCGACCCTGCTCACGATGCTGATGACAGCAGCACTTGGGAATACAGCGCCAACTCTGCTCTTTGCATTGCGGATTATTTGCGTGCAGATTACGGGCTTGGTGACAGCAATTACGCACGAATTGACGATACGATGTTGCAGGTGGCGGCAAACATTTGCGATGAACTTGTCTCATTGCAGGGCGGCGGTTCCGAGAAGCGATATGAGTGCCACGGCGTAATATTCGCAAGCACAACGCCAGCGAGTAATTTGCAGGATATGCTGCTGTCATGTGCTGGAACGCTGTTCTGGGGCGGTGGCAAATGGAAATTGAAGGTCGGCGCATATAGCTCGCCAGTCAAGACATTTACCTTAGACGATCTTCGCAGCGACATCTCTGTCAAGACACGCGCATCATCAAGGGACAACTTCAACGCCGTGCAGGGTTCTTTCAACGATGAAAGCCAGGACTGGATTACCGTTGACTATCCAGCGATCAAGTCCGATGGCGTATTTTTGTTTGAGGACAACGGCGTTGAAAACTTGCTCGACCTGCCTATGCCGTTCACAACGTCTAGTTCTGCCGCACAGCGCATTGCTAAAATCGTTCTATTCCGCAATCGTGAGCAGATATTTGTCAGCGCTGATTTCGGCATGTCTGCCTTTGAGGTTCAGGTTGGTGATGTTATCCGCCTGACGATTGATCGCTATGGCTGGAGTGAAAAGGAATTTGAGATTGCAAGCTGGTCGCTGAATCCAGACCCGCAGGCAGGTGACATGCGAATTTCATTGGCGCTGAATGAAATCAGCGAGGCAGCATTTGCATGGGATGCAGAAGAAAGTGAATTGCTCGCCAACAACTCAACGCTGCCAAGATACAATGACGCAATTAACTTTGGCTTTACGCCGCGTCTTGAGATCAACTCTTTTGGTGAGAAGTTGCAGCGTGATTTAGCTGTGCAACTAACTTCATCGAACATCGAGCGGGTTGCCAGTTTTGAGGTGCAGATCAAACTTTCTGATGTTTCGCCATTGATTGATCGTGAAGCCATCGTTGCTGCTCTTGGTCAGCCAGACAGCATATTCAACACTGAAACGATCAATGGCCGCAAGTTAGGCGACTTTGACAATGACGGCTCTGTGACCACGGACGACATTGATGATTATGTTGATTACTACTTTGGTGCGCTTTCTGACCAAAATAAAATAAGTCGCATAAATGAAACGCAACTATACATCTTAGAGAAGTCGGTGGAAGTAGATGTGTCGGATCGTTATTCGCCATATGTGCTATATAACTTCGATCAAAGAATCTTAACATATCAAACGGCTTGGACTGGTGCGCCATCTTTTGCAAAGATTCAAAACATTGGTTTTGGACGTTGGGATATACGAGTGCGCGTTGTTTCAAATCTTGGCTTCATCTCCAACTGGGTTGAGCATCCAAATTTTGATGTGCCATATTCTGATAGCCTGATCGCTAGTCCCACGGATGCAAATGCCGTCGTTAGTGACATCCAGTCAACTACGTTGATGTGGGAGCCTGATCGCAGTCAAACGCTTTCGCACTATGATGTGCGATACTCAAACATTGTCGATGGTGAAGAAGTCACAACTGGCGATTTCATCACGGGCCATCATTACCGAATCACAAATGTCGGTGACACTGACTTCACAGAAATTGGTGCGTCGGCAAACCAAGTTGGCGTTGAGTTTTGGTGCCATAACGATGCGACAGCATACGATTGGGATGCTGTTGGCGGCGGCACAACGGGTAAAGCTGTCAATGTTGTCTACATTGATAAAACTGTAAACTGGGTGGACCGTGTTGCCCGCCCGTCAAACCATATTACGTCTGGCACGAAAAAAGGAACTTACATAGTTCGCTCTATATCGAAGGCAGGCACCCCCGCTGCTACCTACCTACGCATCCCATTGCGGGCGTCTGAATTTGACAACCCGTTCACATCGTCGACAACGATCAACGACTGGGCGACACCGGAAAGTGTTGGCAGCGATGCTCTTGCAAGTGTAACCGTGACCACGGCAACGGCATTTTTCCCGTCTGGAGATTATGCGGTTCCATTTGCTGACTATGACAATATTACGACTCAGGAGTTCACTAGCTATTCAACCATTGATATTGGTTCTGTGTCTCGCGCTCGCGTGACTGTGGACATAGACTTCATACGCGCCAACACAGATGTCAAAGGCACTGCCAACATTGATAGCGTGTTTGGTATGTGGGACAATCTAGGTATGCAAGCAGATGACATTACAAATCAGTATCAGGCCGATCTGAAGTTCACTTTATTTGCTCGTATGTCTGACGATAATGTGACATATTCTGAGTGGCAGAGGGTGACGGCCAACATCGTGAGCGGTAGATACTTTCAATTCAAATTCAAATGGGTCAGTCCATCATATAAGATTGTGCCTTGGTTCCGTGGAACGCCGACAATCAGCACGACCGGGGGCATCACAAGGCTCATAACAGACGGTATAAAAGCGAAAGTGGAGTATTGATATGCCGCAACATGATCTTGATATCGCAAATCAGTCCAGCGCGGCTTTTCGCTCTGACTTGAACTTAGCGTTGCAAGCCCTTGGCTCTCTATCCAGTGGGGCGACAGCGCCAACTGTTACTTACGCAAATATGCTTTGGTATGAT